TTATTGCCCTATCAGCTAACGGCAGACGACAGAACCAACAAATATATTTCTCTTGACGAGAATATTGTTGGCGTAACTCGTGTTCTCGATATTGGTGATGCAATCAACTCATCCAACCTATTCAATATTCGTTATCAGATTCATCTAAACGATCTGTTCGATTTTTCTAGCAGTTCTTATGTTAGCTATGTCATGGCAATGCGTCATGTAGAAACTTTAGAAGAAATCTTTGTTGGATCGAAACCAATCAGATTCAACCGCCACGTCGACCGCCTCTATATTGATATGAAGTGGGACGAGGATATTTCTGTTGGAGAATACATGATTATCGATGGGTATAGAACTATCGAGCCAGAAACATATGCTGATGTTTGGAACGATCCTTGGCTCAAGAAGTATGCAACAGCATTGATCAAGCGCCAGTGGGGCGAAAACTTAAAGAAGTTTGAAGGTATGCAGCTTCCTGGCGGAATCACGTTTAATGGTCAGAAAATCTGGGAAGAAGCCACAGACGAAATCAATAAGATCGAAGAAGAACTGACGAACTCATATAGTCTGCCTGTGATGGACATGATTGGCTAATAAATGACAACAAACAAGTATTTCAACAACTTTAATTATGGGCGAGAGCAAGACACTGCTGACGATCTTATCGTAGAATCGATTAAGATCTATGGGCAAGATGTCAAGTATATGCCACGCACATTAGTTAAAGAAGATAACTTGTTTGGCGAGGATACTCTTTCTACATTTGATAATGCCGTTGATCTTGAAATGTATATCAAGAATACAACTGGGTTTGAGGGTGAAGGCGATTTTCTGTCTAAGTTCAATCTAGAAATCCGCGATCAGATCACATTTACTCTTGCAAGAAAACGCTGGGATCAAATTCGTACAGAAAAGCTGATTGACGAAGTTGGGTACAACTATCAGGTCGAAACGGCAAATACTGGCGCATATGCTAATAGTGATTCATTCCTATTAGAATCTGGAACCGCAAATGGATACTCGATTACATCAACTCGTCCCAACGAAGGTGATCTTATATTTTTCCCGCTCAACGAAAAACTCTATGAGATTAAGTTTGTCGAGCATGAAGAAATTTTCTATCCTCACGGGAAGTTGTACACATACGATCTGACCTGCGAACTATTCACATACAGCAGCGAACGTCTAGATACAGGCAATACCGCGATAGATTCTCTAGAATTAGAGTACTCAGCCGATCAATTGATGTATCAGTTCACGCTAGAAAATGGTGACACGCTTTCTGGCGAAGATGGCGATTACATTATTCAAGAGTACAGGCTCGAAACTACAGATAACGCAGCGAATAACGAGTTCTTTACGCAGCAGTCGTTTGAGTATATCGACTTCAGTGAATCTAACCCATTCAGTGAGGTTGATAGATACTAATGTTTGGATCGCAATTCTATAACCAATCTCTGCGTAAATACATTGTCATGTTCGGCAACATGTTCAATGATGTTGTCGTACAGCGTTTGAATAATAGCGGAACAGTAATTCAGTCTATCGGCGTTCCTATTGCATATGGACCAAAAGAGAAGTTCCTTGTTCGTATCAGCCAAGATCCAAGTTTAGATAGAGAAGTTGCTCTGCAGCTTCCACGCATGTCGTTTGAAACTGTAAGTTTTGCTTATGACCCCACAAGAAGGCTGCAGCATACTATTAAGAATGCTCGCGTATCTTCTTCAGATTCAAACAGAATGAACTATCAATACACGCCTGTTCCATATAACATTGGCGTTGCGCTCTATATCTATGTGCGAAATGCCGATGATGGCGCTCAAATCCTTGAGCAGATCCTTCCATATTTTGGACCAGAATGGACGAACACGGTTAATATGATCCCTTCTATGAACATCAAGATGGATATTCCAACGATTCTAAATGACGTTTCAGTCGAAGACACATATGAAGGCGATTTCGTAACTCGTCGTGCGCTTATCTACACGCTGAATTTTACAGTTAAGGGATACTTCTACGGTCCTGTTCGCAGCTCTGGCATTATCAAGCGTGTTCAAGTCGATCTTGCTGCTGCAAATGGTGTTGGCGAACTCACTTCGGAAGATATTTCGAGAACTGGTCGGAGCCATCGTATCGTTGTCACTCCTGGCTTGCTTGCTAATGGTTCACCGACAACAAATTCAGCAGCATCAATCAGTTACTCTTTGGTTTCATCTAATAGCAACTTCGGATATGCTTCGAACACATTCTTCTATACGGATGGGAAAAAGTATAATCCGATTACAGGAAGTGACGAATCCTAACTCCTGGAGTAGATCATGAAAACTAATCTTGAGAATAATTTAGAGCAAATCCTTAACCTTCCTGTTGAGGCGGAAATCGCTGACGTGAAAGAAGTCGAGATCTTAGAAAAAAGAGACGATACAAAAGATCAAGATTTCGAAATTGCGCGAGAAAACCTTCACGATATTATCTCTCAGGGAAAGCGTGCGCTAGATGAACTCTGCGACATCGCGAACGCGAGCCAGCATCCACGCGCATACGAGGTGGTAAGCACTCTGATCAAGACTCTTTCTGATGCCAATAGTAATCTTATGAATATTCAAAAGCAGAAGAAAGAACTCGATCAAGAAGAAAAGAAGGGTCCAAACAAGGTTACGAATAACCTATTTGTTGGAAGCACAGCGGAACTTCAGAAGATTATCAATCCAAGAAAAGAGATAGATAATGGCTGAAACATATCTCGGCAATCCGCTTCTAAAGCCAGCTGGAATTCAGATTGATTTCTCGAAAGAAGAAATTGAAGAATATGTAAAATGCTCCCGCGATGCAAAGTATTTTATCGAAAACTACATCAAGATCGTGAACGTAGATAAAGGGTTGGTCTCTTTTAATCTTTACGATTTTCAGCAAGCGATGGTTGATACGTTTGTCGATAATCGCTTTAGCATTTGCAAACTACCCAGACAGAGCGGTAAATCTACAACAGTTGTCGGCTATATCCTTTGGAATATTTTGTTCCACGATAACCAAAACTGTGCTATTCTGGCTAACAAGGGCGCGTTGGCTAGAGATCTTCTTGCCAAAATTCAACTTTCATACGAAAATCTTCCGAAGTGGATTCAGCAAGGCGTTATTACATGGAACAAAGGTAATATCGAACTAGAAAATGGTTCAAAAGTCGTTTCTGCTGCGACTTCATCCTCAGCCATTCGTGGTGGATCGTATAACCTTATCTTCCTAGACGAATTTGCGTTCGTCGGTATGAATCTGGCGGAAGAATTCTTCGCGTCGGTTTATCCCACGATTTCTTCGGGTAGCACTTCTAAGATCATTATCGTTTCTACACCGAATGGTATGAACCACTTCTATAAGATGTGGACGGATGCGATTGAAGGAAGAAGTAACTATATTCCTATTGAAGTTCACTGGAATGATGTTCCTGGGCGTGACGAAAAATGGAAAGAAGAAACTATTCGGAACACGAGCGAGGAGCAGTTCCGCCAAGAATTTGAATGCGAGTTTATCGGAAGCACAAACACTCTAATTCATCCAACTAAACTAAGAACTCTTGCTTTTGTTCAGCCAAAAAGAGAAAAATGGGGATTAGATTACTATCAAGATCCAATACCAGACCACTCTTATGTGATGACGGTTGACGTTTCTCATGGTGTCGGGCAAGATTATTCTGCGTTTTCCATTATCGATGTTTCTCAGATACCTTATAGGCAGGTTGCTAAGTATCGGAACTGTGATATTTCGCCTCTGACATTTCCCGATATAATACATAGATATGCAAGATGGTATAATGATGCTAACGTGCTTGTTGAAACTAATGATGTTGGGCAGCAAGTTGCGGAAGCGTTGCAGTCCGAACTTGAATACGAAAATGTTCTTTCTACAGTTATGAAAGGTCGAGCAGGGCAAAAAATCAGCGGCGGATTTGGCGCAAAGAGCCAAATGGGCGTTCGAATGACCAAACAGGTAAAGAGAATTGGTTGTTCGAATCTAAAAGATATGATTGAATCAGATAAACTCATAATCACAGACTTTGAGACGGTTCAGGAATTATCTACATTTGTCGCTAAACGGCAGTCATATGAGGCACAGGAAGGTGCGCATGACGACGTTGTTATGACGCTGGTTTCCTTTTCTTGGCTCACAAGACAGCCATTTTTTAGAGATTTGACCGATACTGATATTCGTGCTAGACTATCTGAAGAGAAATTCGCAGCCATGATGGATGATTTGGCACCTCCAGGTTTTATTGATGATGGGCAGGATGAAGATGCTTTGAGTATAGAAAACGGCAGAGTTAACTCTGGATTTTGGTCTAATGGTCTATAAAACGTCAGTAATAGGATTTTTATAAATAATCTCGTAGAAAGAACAGAACAGATTACTGTGATTAGTAATTCTAAAAAAAGGAGATTGAATTATGCCATTTCAGGTTTCTCCTGGCGTTAACGTCAGTGAAATTGACCTCACAACGATTGTGCCAGCTGTTGGAACAACCACAGCTGCAATCGCTGCGCATACTGTTTGGGGTCCAGCAAATCTTCGCGTCCTCTGCGATAGCGAAGATGTTTTAGTACAGCAGTTCGGTAAGCCAAACACCAATACAGCTTCCGACTTCTTCACGGCAGCAAACTTCCTTGCTTATGGTAACTCGCTCTATGTCGTTCGCGTTATCGACCAGACAACTTCTGGTACAGCAAGAAATGCTCAGTGCAACTCTGCCAACACTGCAGATACAATCATCTACAACGATGACGATTATCAAGAAAATCATAGCGGTGGTATCTCTAATGTCGGCGGCTGGGTTGCAAAGTATCCTGGTGAACTAGGAAACACCCTCCGCATTTCGGTTTGCGCTAACGCAAGCGCATTCACCAGCACTCTAACAGGTAATGTTGCTTTCAGCAACAACAGCACTACAGTAACTGGTAACGGCACATCGTTCAGTTCTGAACTGACTGTTGGTGACATTATCCTTTGCGGTCCAGATAAGATCGAAAGAAAAGTTAAGACCATCACCAACGACTATCTCTTAACGCTAAAGAACAAGTATGTTGGCAACAACGTTGTAGCAAACGGTTCTTCTGGCACATCTCCAACTCGTCGTTGGGAATTTTACAACGATTTCGACAGCGCTCCTGGAACTTCTGACTACGTTTCTCGTCAGGGTGGTAGCGGCGACGAAATGCATATCGTTGTCATCGACCAAGACGGTCTCATCACCGGCACCGCAAACACTGCAATCGAGCGTTGGTCTAAGGTTTCCAAAGCATCTGATGCTAAGACTGCAGACGGTTCGAACAACTACTACAAAGATGTCATCAATAATCGTTCACAGTGGGTTTGGTGGGCTGCTCACGTTCAGACAGGTAAGAACTGGGGCGGTGTTTCTACAAAGTCCTTCGGCGGTCTTGCTACACCTTCTAATGCCGAGTTCGTCAATGGTCGTGACGGTAATGCTCCTGCGGATGCCGATTATATCCGCTGCTTGAACAAATTCCAGAACGCAGATGAAGTTGATGTCTCGTTTGTTCTTAATGCTGGCGGTGGTGTTACTCGCGCTCTGCATATCATCGACAATATCGCAGAATATCGTAAGGACTGCCTCGCGATGATTTCTCCAGAAAGAACTGATGTGGTCAACAACTCAAGCTATATCGGGAAAGAACGTGATGATATCATTTCATTCCGCAATAGCCTGACCTCATCTTCGTATGCAGTCATTGACTCTGGTTGGAAATATCAGTACGATAAGTACAACGATCTCTATCGTTACGTTCCATTGAACGGTGATATGGCTGGTTTGATGGTTCGTACCGATACTACACGCGATCCTTGGTATTCACCTGCTGGTTATAATCGTGGCATCCTCAAGAACGCCATCAAGCTGGCGTACAATCCAGGAAAAGCAGATAGAGATCAGCTATACAAGAATGGGATCAATCCAGTAATCACGCAGCCTGGACAGGGAACTCTACTGTTCGGTGACAAAACTCTGCTCGCCAAGCCATCGGCTTTCGACAGAATTAACGTTCGCCGTCTCTTCATCGTTCTCGAAAAGGCAATCTCAACTGCTGCAAAGTTCTCGCTCTTTGAATTCAATGACGAGTTCACTCGCGCTCAGTTCCGCAATCTGGTCGAGCCATTCCTCCGTGATGTTCAGGGTCGTCGCGGCATCTATGACTTCCGAGTCGTATGTGACGAAACGAATAACACTGGCGAAGTTATTGACAGAAACGAGTTCATTGGTGATATCTACATCAAGCCAGCTCGTTCGATCAACTTCATCCAACTCAACTTTGTTGCGGTTCGTACAGGTGTTGAGTTCTCTGAAGTCGTAGGTCAGTTCTAAGGCGAATAAATAAGTTAAAACGAGGAGATAGAAAATGGCTTTTAACGTAACAGAATTCGCCTCAGCTGGCTTGCCCCTTGGTGGCGCTCGCCCCTCGCTGTTCAGTGTCACGCTTGACACTCCAGCAGGGGTGCCAGCGATTCAGGCGAGAATGGCATTCACATGCCGCGCTGCTCAGATTCCTTCGAGTGTTCTGAGTGTGATTCCACAACGCTACTTCGGCAGGGAGGTAAAGATTGCTGGTACTCGCACTTTCGAGCCATGGACAGTGCAGGTTCTCAACGACGAAGATTTCACAGTTCGTAATGCTCTAGAAACCTGGAGCAACCTGATCAATAGTCATCAGGGAAATCTTCGTGACGGTGGACTGTCTAGCCTCGCAAGCTATCGTACAACAGCGACAGTAAGCCAGTACAGTAAGACTGGTGGCGTGATCCGTACATATGAATTCATCAACGTATTCCCAACGAATGTCGGTGCAATCGACCTCGACTGGGATAACGCTGATGCAATCGAACTCTTCCCTGTAGAGTTCCAGTATGACTACTGGCAGGTGGTTGCTCCAACTACGACTGGCACTTTCGCAGTCTAATTGAAGCGGTTATCGCCACTCTAGTTCATACAGAATTAGTGTATTTGGAGACCGCTAAATATTCTTTGGCGGTCTCCATTTCTTACTAGGAACACGATATGGCAATTGAATTATTTGGTTTTAGAATCGGACGCGCAGATGAGGAATTAAAGAGAGCGGAGCAAATCCCCTCTTTTACTCCTCCACCCAATGACGACGGCGCACTAGAAGTTGCTGCTGGCGGTGCATATGGCACAGTAATTGATGTTGAAGGTGCCGCGAAAAACGAATCTGAACTTGTGACTAAGTATCGTGAACTGGCTATGCAGCCAGAATGCGAATCTGCAATCGAAGATATTGTTAATGAAGCTATCGTTACAGATGAACGTGCGCTTCCAGTAGAAATTTTCCTAGACGAATTAAATCAACCAGATCGCGTTAAGAAGAGCATCCGTCGAGAATTCTATAAGGTTCTTGAGATGCTTGACTTTTCGAATATCGCATACGACATATTCAAGCGTTGGTATATTGATGGTCGTCTATACTATCACATCATGATTGATGAAGGAAAGCCACGCGAAGGTATTCAGGAACTAAGATATATCGATCCTCGCCGTATTCGTAAGATCCGCGAGCCTCTAAGAAGCAAGATGAATACGCCTTCTGATAATAGAGGTCTGAAAGCTGCTCCTGCATTCAACGAATACTATCTGTATAATCCTACAGGTATTGGCACTGCAACAGCAACACAAGGCATGAAGATTTCGCCAGATAGCATTTGCTATGTTCATTCTGGTCTAATGGATGGTCGTAACAAGATGGTTCTTGGACATCTTCAGAAAGCCATTAAGCCGATGAACCAGCTGCGTATGCTGGAAGATGCCGTTGTTATCTATCGTCTCGCTCGTGCGCCTGAGCGTCGTATTTTCTACATTGACGTTGGCAACTTGCCTAAGATGAAAGCTGAACAGTATCTTCGTGATATGATGGTTAAGCATAAGAATAGACTCGTCTATGATGCAAACACTGGCGAAGTTCGTGACGATCGCAAATTTATGACGATGCTGGAAGATTATTGGTTGCCTCGTCGTGAAGGTGGTCGTGGTACAGAAATTACAACACTTCCTGGCGGTCAAAATCTCGGCGAAATGGAAGATGTCGAATACTTCAAGAAAAAGCTATACAAGGCGCTGAGTGTACCAACTTCTAGATTAGAATCAGATCAGGCATTTAATCTTGGTAGAGCAAGCGAAATTTCTCGCGATGAACTAAAATTCACAAAGTTTGTTGCTCGCCTACGCAATCGGTTTAGCCATCTGTTCGATAATCTTCTAGAGATTCAGCTTGCTCTCACAGGCGTTATGTCTCGTTCTGAGTGGAAATCACTGAAGAATGACATTAAGTATGAGTTCATGAAAGATAACTATTTCACTGAACTCAAAGAGCAAGAACTTATCAACTCACGACTTTCTATTCTTCAACAGGCTGAACAGTTTGAAGGAAAATTTTTCTCTTCAGAATGGATCAGAAAGAATGTTCTTCGCATGACTGAAGATGAAATGGCTGAAGTAGATGCTCAAATTAAGAAAGAGCAGGGTGCTGAACCGCCTCCCGATGAAGAAGAACCTCAGCAAGAATCAGTACAGCCAGTTGAGGTAGAAAAAGAAATCGTAGAGATCAAAGAAAATAAGCCGAACAGCGAAGAAGAAAAGAAACTCATAGAGAGCATGACAAGATTCATGGATTCGATGGCTGATGTTCATAAGGAGGAATAGTTCTTATGAAGCCGACAGTCGAAAATGCCAAACTACTTGCTACTCTGATTGGCATTACGGAAAAGCAAAACAGTAAAGCAAAATTTGATCTCTATGAACAAATTTATTCTGCTTTGCAAAAAGATATTAATAACCAGAACGGTGTTCAATATCTTAATATCGAAGGTATCGAAAAGCCAATTCCAATAAAAGTATTTCGCGGCGATAAAGGTATTCGTGGACCGCAAGGTCCAGCCGGACCAATTGGTATTCGCGGAGAGACTGGACCAGCTGGTCCACAAGGCGAGCGTGGCGAAATCGGACCTGTCGGTCCACGTGGATTGCAAGGTGAACGTGGTCCACAAGGCGAACAGGGAACACAAGGACTCGCAGGAAAAGACGGCAAAGATGCCGATATTGCTCCAGTAGAAAAAAAGTTTCAAGAGTTATATGATGATTTCGTAAGAAGAATTTCTGCACAAGTCACGCGCATGGCTTATGCCCGTGGAGATATGG